GGCTCCTAGCATGTCTTTCGTGTACTGGATGGCCTTATCGATCAATTCAAACACTTGCCCCGACATGTTGCCAGGGTTTAAGTAGGCAGCGAGGTTATTGATATTCGTGTCATTTCCTGCCTCAATGCCAATAGCTGTACCGATTTGGTTATTCCAGCCTGATATGAAGCTTTTGTTGTAGATAGCCTTTGGAAACGCGGTGTGCATTTGGCTCATCATGGCCATAGCAAACATCTTATTGATGAAGATCTGATTCGGTACTAAGCCGGTGCCAACCGCTTGACCATGATAGCTGTTCTTGCGTTGTGACCAGTTCATCCATGACACGGGATAAAGTGATAGCTTAGTGTCCCACTCAGGACGAATGTCGGTATAACAAGTGGACTTCTTCGCGTATACAATGCCGTTTTTCTTCCAAAGCTTCAGCAATGCAATGGCTTTCCCTGACTCATCGCCCTTGCTATCCAGTTCAATCTTTGACCGATCGCCCGATTGATAGAACGTTTCCTCGTCACTCGTAATCAACTTAATCTTATCTTCAGGAATCTTGTTCGCTTTCGCTTCCTCTTTGAGCTTAGACACCATCTCACGAAAAGCAACAATGATATAAGGCTGATTCTGTACACGTTTATCATTCGGATTGCCGAAGAACACGTTAACGGAATCAATCTCCTCCATGTTGATATCTCCTAGCGCAGCCTGACCGGTATCGATACTCGGGTCCCAAAAGCTATAGGAGCAAGCATCACCCGATATAGCCGAATCTAGCAGCCATTGCCGCAGCTTCTGCTTCATCTTCAGCTTTTCGACTAGCGTATTGCTGTATTGCGTGATTAGCTCAGCCGATTCCTTTATCATCGCTTCCTCTTCGTTCTGTGGTTCGTCGCCTACATTCTCTGGCGTGAACTGCATGGCCACGTCTTGACTGAGAATAGCCGCGATAAAGTAATCGATGATACGTTTGAAAATGTTGAACACCGGAGTTGGAAGTCCATTAGCGACTACGCCATCCCACTGATTATTGCTGTAAAAACGTTCGTTCTTATTTACGTTGTCGTATAAGCTTATTTTGTTGTTATAGTCGATGCCATCCAAATACTGTTGCCACTCAATCGTCTGTTCGTAGCCCTTTTTCATTTCTCACCTTCTTTCGGCTTCGCTTGGGGAGACCCATCGTAAGCCATTAAATTAGCCAGCCCCTGCGCCATCGCATCTTCAGCAGCCTTTGCTTCCTTCTTCTGCGTACGCTCCTCTACGTGCTTCTGTACGACCGCCACAGGCGTCTTGATTGGCTCGATAGTCTTGCCTTGATTGAGCGCTAGACCGTCTTTCAAGCCACGCCTGTAAGCAAAGAAATTAAAAAAGCACAATCCAATGATTGCGCTCAGGTACACATATTCCATTAGCTCACCTTCTCATATCCGTTATCTTTTAGGTATGCTTCTGCTTCTTCCTCAGTATCATACGTCCCGAAACCTTCAGTTAACACAGCGGAAAATCCATGTTCACCCTTTTCAATGTAACCAGTCCAGCCATTCTCTGCTTTCCATTCGCTGATTCTCACATTATCACCTCACCAACATTATATCAGTTCCAGCCTCCTGCAATGTATGAATCATCAATCCTGCTGCCAACAAACGCGTCAGGCTTCGGCCTTTCAGATGCGAAGTTGAATTGTTTCGTAGATGTATCCGGTATTGTCCCTGGGAAATATATAAATCGGTGCAGAGCCTGACTCATTGTGTCAACCTGATCATCATTCTTGCCATTCGGGAAGCTTGCCGCCTCTTCAACGAAATCATGTATCCATTCCGCTTGACGAGGTAAGTAGACGTTACCAGACTCGATATAAGCTGATACAGCGTTAACCCTAGACACTTTACCGCCATCAGGATTAACGGCCACTATACCGCCTATTTCACGTTGTAAGGTCGATATAATTGCTGAGCCGTTCGCCTTATCTTCCACAAGCTTGAGCGATGCTCTAGGATGCTTGACGACCATATTGCGAATAGTCTGCAATGTAGCTGGGAAATTCATCTTTGCTCTGGACTGATCGATTAAGTACATATCCGCTTGATTCTTGCCCCATACCTGAATGACTACATAATCACTCTCATCTTCATCCTTGAATGCTGCATCAATACTAATGATCTGTGAAGCCATCGGCGGTAGAACATCGTAATATTTCCACCAGTCACGTTTAAGCATGTTACCCTCTTGGCTTGTCGGCCTGCCCTGATACAACGCATTAAATGACGATGGATACCGTTTACGAGACTCAATGAAGTCGTAACTGTATCGTTCTGGCCATAATGGCGTTCCGGGATCACGCCCTAACAAGTCACCCTCCTCTGATTCGAGTGGAAGGTTAATCATGTTCATCGGGATTGGATCACCGTATTCGGGATTCTGCAGCCGTCCGACCAAATCATCTTCATGCCATCGTGTCATGATGAAAATGCAAATAGCCCCAGGATGCAACCGAGTGGAGAATGAATCAATCCATTCACCCCACATCTTATCTCGGTACACCTCGGAGTCAGCTTCTTCACGGTTCTTGATTGGATCATCTATAATCATCAAATCGGCGCCCTCACCAGTTACACCGGCTAGGATACCCCTTGAGATCATACCGCCTCGCGTTCCGTCTATATCCCAATCTGATGATGACTTGGATGACGGACTCACTTCAATATCAAATAACTCAGCGCCGTACAGCTTTACCTTTTGTAGATTCTTCTTACCAAACTTCTGAGCGAATGTCGTGTTATATGACCCTTCGATCACTCGATCATTTGGAAAGTGTCCCAAGTAAAAGCTCGGTAGTGTTTCCGTTATCGTCATTGATTTACCATGCCGCGGTGGAATCGAAAACCCAATGTATTGATTCTCCATCGGGATCTTACCGGCAACCATGGCCTTCTTGCGGTCAATTGCTTCTTGAATGATATCTGTTATGAAAAGTCCGTGGCGGCTTTCTTTGTACAAACCACCGTGAACGTATTTAACGTAGTCGTAGTAATTGCTTTTCGCTTGATCCTTCTCCTCTAACTCAAGAAGAGCGAGCAGCTCCATTTCCTCGGCGGCGGTTAAGCTCATCTATCCTCGCCCTCCGTTCGTCCGGTGAAAGGTTCGTTAAGTCGGTGTTCACGTTGGTGTTGTTCGCGTCCACTCTCATCTTGTCGTTGAACATGCCTAAATGACGGCCAATGCTTTCCAATGCTTTGTTAGCTCCCGATGAATCGAACTTATATTCTCCTGTCGGGTTACCGTCTCTATCGTTAATCGACTCTGCTTGCATACACCGTTCAGCAATCGATTTAAATCCATCTAATACCCATTGCACACTAACACCAGTCTCTTCTTCTACCTTCTTGTTGATTTCTTCCTGTCTCCGCACAATTTCGGACTTAATGTCCACATTTGTCAACAATCTCGACCCAGCTTTGCGCGCTGCCTCTTCCGAACAACCATAAACCTTTAAATAAGATTCAGTCGCGTTCTGGCTTATCATGTAATCATTTACGAACAATATATGCTTAGCATTCAAAGCCATCATTCATCATCTCCCATCCCAAAGAATGCCCACATAGCAACCTGCCATTGAGCTAAAAATATTACAGCCCATATACTAATCGCGTCTAGGTCGGTCACTACATATTCCTGAGAACGTAACTTACTCCAATCCCTATCCCTACGATCATTGCAGATAATCCTATAACGCCAAAAGTTAGCGGTTGTTTGATTCGCATTGTATTCATCTCCCTACAACGCAAAAAGCCCTCCAACGGCGGAAGGCTTAATGCGAGAGTATAACGTTCGTCGCGTCAATGTGATTGGGTTACATTGTCGGCTGGACTGTCGATTTTAGTTTATTTATGTCAAGCGGTTTCCCACTAGTCACTGTAATTTAATGCAAGCACTGAAGGCCTGTGAACCCTTAACAGTGCTTGCCTGAATGATGCGTGAATGCATCGTGTACAGGCGATAACATTCATCGTCAGCATCCTATGAAGTAATCTTATCATCCATGTGGTGCAACGTTCTATACACATAAAGTGCAAATTTAGTACAACATTGTATTGTGTATCTTCTCTGGATGGTGGAAGTGTTGCGCCCCTTTTGTATTGATATCCTCGATATGTGGAGGCTTGATGAAACGGAAGCATATTTCTAAACTCGCTAGTGCTGATTTGTGCCGGCTCTTAATCGTCCGGATACTCAACTCTTTACGGTCCGCTATCTGTTGCAGGGATAGTTTATCCATCCACTTGAGTTTGATCACACTCTGCTCTTCGTCTGTAAGCGCCTGTAAGCCATCCTCTATGTCTTTTACGACTTCAGAGTACGATTGATAGTCTAAGCGGTCTTGAAAGCTTGTATGCCCCATGTCTCCCATTCTGCTATTGGCTGAAAAGAATAACTCAGGCGCTCCTGATCCACTCGGCATCCCCTCGTAATTGGCTATACCTGCAGATGCTCTTGGACGGTGCCGCTCGTATTGGTTCACAGCTATCTTGTAGTTGCGGTAGTTCTTTAGCAACTCAGTCACGTTATCCCTATTCATCGTGCTCACCCCTCTGTTTAAAGAGCGCCCC